TATAACGATATGTACGGAAGGAAGAAAAGTGGCAAGAGTTTTCTGAAAGACGATTTGTTTTTGGTCGATCCCGATCAGTTTTTCATGTACAAAAGAAATGGTGAGTGGACAGCATACGATAAATATTGTTTTATTAAGCCAATTAAAAAGAAAGTCAAGACAATTGATACCAATGACAAAGAAGAGCCGTTAATGGGGCAAATGGTCTATCCTAATGGGTACGTAGAGAGCAAGGGCGCAGTAGCAGGATCAATAGTGGGATACAAACCTAACTGCAACTATGAATTTGATGTTGATGGGCAGAGATTATACAGACTTTTTGATCATCAGGTAACTATGGTTTTATGAAGATAGAAATTATTGACAATGTTATTAGTGATATAGACTCATATAGAGATGAGATTCTTTCCAATGGATTTAGTGAATATGATACTCCAGCAGGATTATTTAAAGGAGTAAACCAAAGAGGTAATGACGAGTTAGTTGAACATTTAAAAACATTATATCCTAATTACAAGGTATCACTAAATATGGTAAGGCAGAGTCCTTATGGACAGGAAGAACCTAATTTTGTTCATCACGATTTGGATATGGGTGAGATGACTTGTATATTGTATTTAACCAAAAACATTGACAAGCTAGATGGAACAACTCTTTATAATGAAGATAATACTATTTCGGCTATAGCTAAAGCAAGAACCAATAGACTGGTAATATTCCCATCTTATATTCTTCATTCTAGGAATATTTTAAAAAACTATGGGGAGGGTGACGATGCTCGTCTTATTCAAGTTTGCTGGTTAGTTAAAAATAATAAAGATTATATTTTAAATGATGACATCAAACGAAGAAAAAAAGAGAAGGATAATAAGTGCAGGGTATAAGGCAGTGGATGAGCTTATAAAGGTTGCTGAGGAGGAAATAATAAAACCCAACCCTGACGATGAGCTTGCTGCTGACAGGCTAAAGAATGCTGCCGCCACAAAGAAGTTGGCGATATTCGATGCATTTGCTATCTTAGACAAGATAGAAGAAGAAAGAAATAAAATAGATTCCACTGTACCCATTGATAACAAAATAAACACAAACCAAGGATTTGCAGAACGAAGATCAAAATAAATTATTTTCTATAGTAGATGACTATATAGATAAGGTTGTGATTAAAAGAAAAAATCGCAGGCAATCTTGGGCGTATGGCTACAATAAAGAATATGATATCATTGTAATATCCAAAGATGGGAAGATAGGGCAGATTATAAACATAAAAGGTTTGTTAGTTGCACTACCGCCTACTCCAAAAGAATGCCACTCCCGATCACACTATCCTGAGTCACAGTATTGGGAAAAGGAAGAAGAGCCTAAAGACCTTCGTAAGATAAAGTCTATCTTTCAATGGAACACAATGCCCAACGATTTTAAATCTAAGTGGGTAGAGTATATCGAGAATGAATTTGACAACAGGGAATACGGCTTCTGGTTTATGAACAATGGCAAGCCCACCTACATGACGGGGAGCCATTATATGTACTTGCAGTGGTCTAATATTGACATTGGATACCCTGACTTTCGTGAGGCTAATAGAATCTTTTATATATACTGGGAGGCGTGTAAGGCTGATGATAGGTGTTTTGGTCAGGTTTATCTGAAGATCAGGCGGTCAGGTTTCTCATATATGTCATCCTCAGAGTGTGTGAATATAGGGTCACTAGCAAGGGATGGGCGTATAGGAATTCTTTCAAAGACAGGATCGGATGCCAAGAAGATGTTTACAGATAAGGTAGTTCCTATAGCTAAGAAACTGCCATTCTTTTTTAAGCCCGTACAGGATGGTATGGACAGACCGAAGACCGAGCTTGCATTTAGAGTTCCTGCATCAAAGATTACCCGTAAAAATATGTATCTAGATAATTTGGATGACATTGAGGGATTAGATACTACTATAGACTGGAAGAACACAGATGACAATAGTTATGATGGGGAGAAGATACTCCTGCTGGCACATGATGAGAGTGGGAAGTGGTTAAAGCCTAACAACATTCTAAACAATTGGAAGGTTACAAAGACTTGTCTTAGACTAGGTAGAAAGATTATTGGCAAGTGTATGATGGGTTCTACCTGTAACTCAAAAGAAAAAGGGGGAGGGAATTTCAAAAAACTATATCAAGAGTCTTGTATAAGTAAGAGAAGTCGTAACGGGCAGACAAAAACAGGTTTGTATAATCTTTTCATTCCTATGGAGTGGAACTTAGAAGGGTTTATAGATATATATGGGATGCCAGTATTCGATAATCCAGAGACTCCCATAGAGGGAGTAGATGGAGAGCTGATAACACAGGGGGCTATAGACTATTGGGAAGCAGAGGTAGATGCTTTAAAAGAAGACTCAGATGCTCTTAATGAATTTTATAGACAGTTCCCTAGAACAGAGTCCCACGCATTTAGAGATGAGAGCAAAGCATCAATATTTAATCTATCAAAAATATACCAACAGATAGACTTCAACGACTCGATGATCAAGGACCATGTCTTAACAAGGGGGAGCTTCTATTGGCAGAATGGGGTGAAAGATACTAAGGTAGTCTGGACTCCTAAAAAGAATGGCAGGTTTCTAGTATCATGGACACCTAACGGTAGGCTTCAAAATCATATAAGAATAAAGAATGGACTAAAGTATCCTGGCAACGAACACATGGGGTCTTTTGGTTGTGACTCTTATGACATCTCAGGAGTAGTCGGAGGTGGAGGATCTAACGGAGCATTGCATGGACTTACGAAATTCCATATGGACGAGGGTCCGATAAACCAATTTTTCTTGCAGTACGTGGCACGACCTCAGACTGCTGAGATATTTTTTGAAGAGGTGTTGATGGCTTGCGTGTTCTATGGGATGCCAATACTAGTGGAGAACAATAAGCCAAGGCTCTTATATCACTTCAAAAACAGGGGCTACAGGGGCTTTAGTTTAAACAGACCTGACAAGGCATATAACAAACTGTCAAAGACAGAGAGAGAGTTAGGCGGTATACCGAACACTTCCGAAGCAGTAAAGCAGGCTCACGCCTCAGCGATTGAGTCCTATATTGAGAAGTATGTAGGATTCGATTTAGAAAATATAAGTAGACCTTCCGATGAGATAGGGGATATGCCCTTTATTAGAACATTAGAAGACTGGGCAAAATTTGACATTAACAACAGGACAAAGTTTGATGCTACAATAAGTTCAGGGTTGGCAATTATGGCTAACCAAAAGCATTTGTATACCCCTGTGAAAAAGCAATCAAAAATAAGTGTTAACTTTGCAAGGTACAACAATAAAGGGACAACAAGCCAAATAATAAGACAATGAAAGAGGTAGAAATAAACATATCAGCAGAAAGCTTCCCTAGCCAATTAACTTCAGATGCTCAAAAAGCAACTGATGAGTTTGGATTGCAGGTAGGACAGGCCATACAATATGAATGGTTCAAGAAAGATGGATCTAACTGTAGGTTCTATGACCAGTGGAGGCAGTTTCACAATCTGAGGCTGTATGCTCGTGGTGAGCAATCTGTAAGCAAGTATAAAAATGAGCTTGCTGTAGATGGAGACTTATCTTATCTAAACTTAGATTGGACTCCCGTTCCTATCCTACCTAAGTTTGTTGATATTGTCGTTAACGGAATGTCTGGCAGACTGTTCACCGCTAAGGCGCAGGCACAGGATGCCATGTCGCAGGCTACGAAGAATAAGTATCAGGATATGATAGAAGGGCAGATGATAAGTAAAGATATTTTAAATATCATAAAACAGGAGTCGGGTGTAGATCCTTTTATTATGCCTCCTGATGATCTTCCCAAGAATGATGAGGAGCTTTCTTTATACATGAACCTACACTACAAGCCTGCCATAGAGATTGCCGAGGAAGAAGCCATTGACACGATATTTGAAGAAAATCATTACTATGATCTCAGAAAAAGAATAGACTATGACCTGACAGTATTAGGTGTTAGCGTAGCGAAGCATGAGTTTCTGCCTGGGGCAGGAGTTGAAATATCTTATGTTGACCCAGCCAACGTGGTGTACAGCTA